GGCAGATTTTAGCCCGCTCTCTCTCTATTAGCTATGATAAAACAAAAACTGAGCGAAAATAATTATATTTACGCATATTACCAACAGATTAAAAATGGTTCTGTTACCGTTGGGCGCTGGATAGCCCTTGTATATGAGTATCTTGTTACCGGCCTTGAGAAAAAGCAGTTTTTCTTTGACCAGCGCAAGGCGAATCAGGCTGTTGATTGGTTTGAAGCACATTGTTTCCATACAGAAGGGCCACTTGCACCAGGAGCATTAAAGCTTGAGCTTTGGCAGAAAGCAATGCTATCAGCAATATTTGGAATTGTTGATGAAAAAGGAAATCGACAGTTCCGTGAAGTGTTGCTTGTGGTAGCAAGGAAGAATGGAAAGTCTTTGATTGCATCTGGTATTGGTGCTTACACTTGGCGCTGTGATGGTGGATATGGTGCAAAGGTCTTTTGCTGCGCTCCGAAGCTTGAGCAAGCGGATATTGTTTATAACAATATCTGGCAGATGACAACGCTTGACCCTGAATACCAGAAGTTGAAAGAAATCCTTGATGAACGTGATACACACAATGTCAAGATTAAAGATCAGTCAGAACTTCCAAAGCACAGACAGTCTGATCTGAATATTGCAGCAACGAATAGCAATGTAAAGAAGATTGCTTTTTCTGCAAAGCGCTCTGACGGATTCAATCCGAGCTTGGCGATTTGTGATGAGATTGCAGCTTGGGAAGGGGAAAAGGGCTTAAAGCAATATGAGGTCATGAAAAGCGGAATGGGTGCGAGACCTGAAGGAATTCTGCTTTCATGTACAACTTCCGGTTATGTTAATGACAGCATTTATGATGAGCTTGTAAAGCGTTCAACACGTTTCCTGTTAGGTGACAGCAAAGAGAAAAAGCTGTTGCCTTTTTTATACATGATTGATGACATTGAGAAGTGGAATGACATCAATGAACTGAGAAAAGCGAATCCGAATTTAGGCGTATCCGTCTCCGTTGATTACATGCTTGAAGAGATTGCTGTTGCTGAGGGGTCTTTAAGCAAAAAAGCGGAGTTTATCACAAAATATTGCTGTCTGAAGCAGAACAGCAGTCTTGCATGGTTGCCGGCACAAATCATTGAAAAGGCTTGTGGTGAGCCTCTGAAGCTTGATGACTTCAGAAACAGTTACTGTGTTGGCGGTATAGACCTGTCACAGACAAGAGACCTGACAGCGGCAACAATCGTTGTTGAAAAAGACGGAGAATTCTATGTCTTTGCCAGATTCTGGCTACCGGCAGAAAAGATTGAAGAGGCAACACAAAGGGATGGAGTTCCGTATGGGATTTACATTCAAAGAGGATTGCTTTTTCCGTCTGGTGACAATTTTGTTGATTACCATGATTGTTTCAACTGGTTTGTTGGCATTGTAGAGGAGTATCAACTATTTCCGCTTCAAGTTGGTTACGACAGATATTCTGCTGATTATCTTACGCAAGACATGAAGAACTATGGTTTTCACATGGATGATGTATACCAGGGTGATAACCTATATGGAGTGATTCAAGAGGTTCAGGGCCTGATGGAAGACGGGAAGGTTCATATAGGAGACAATGACCTCTTGAAAATCCATCTTTTGAACAGCGCTCTCAAAATGTCTGTTGAACGTGGCAGAGGAAAGCTTGTGAAGCTGAATCCGAACGCTCACATAGACGGTTGCGCTGCCATTCTGGATGCTTTTTGCGTCCGTCAGAAGTGGTATTCAGAATACGGAGAACAGTTGAAAAATGAATGATGTCTGGTATTGCGATCCGCAGAAAAACGAAAAATGCAAAAAAAACGGGTGCTATCTGTATGGAGGCCCGTGTCATCTAACAACGCATAAAGAAAACGCAATTGTGCTGCGAGGGGAACCGATGAAAGGGCCGGACATTGAGGTGGTAAAAAATGGGAATGTTTGATTGGCTGTTTGGCAACAGGCCAAAGCCTAAAGAACGCTATGCCGAAGCGTTCAAGATGCTTGATGGGTATACTCCTGTCTTTCATAACTGGCAGGGGAGTATCTACGAAAGCGATCTGATAAGATCAGCGATCAATGCCAGAGCTACGCATATAAGCAAGCTTAAGGTTGAAACGTATGGAGCGGCAAAACCGGCACTGCAAACAAAGCTGAAGAACGGGCCGAATGAATTCCAGACATGGAGTCAGTTCCAATATAGGCTTTCTACTTTGCTTGACATGCATAACACGGTGTTTCTCTGCCCTGTATATGATCGGTATGGACAGCCGAGCGGTATCTATACACCGCTTCCTATGCGCTGTGAGATCGTTCAGTATGATGATATACCATATCTCCGGTATGAGTTTGGGAACGGCACAAAGGCGGCTATAGAGCTTGAATACTGCGGCATTATGACAAAGTTCCAATACCGGAATGATTTCTTTGGTGAGAACAATCACGCTTTGCAGAACACGCTTGACCTGATTCATATTCAGGATCAGGGAATTCAGGAGGGCGTGAAGAGCGCTGCAACATACAGATTCATGGCGAAGCTGTCAAACTTTGCGAAAGCTGAAGACCTTGCCAAAGAGCGCCAGAGATTTACCGCTGAGAACTTCACAAGAGATGCAAAAGGCGGCGGTCTGCTTCTGTTCCCAAACACCTACACCGATGTGAAACAGGTGGATGTCAAGCCGTGGGTTGTGGATGCCGAGCAGAGAAAAGCAATTGAAAGCAATGTCTACAAGTATTTTGGAGTAAACGAAGACATTCTGACGAACCACTTTGATTCTGAGCATTGGTCATCGTTCTATGAAGGAGCAATTGAACCGTTTGCGATTCAGGAATCTGAAGTGCTGAAAAAAATGTTCTTTACTCTGAGGGAGCAGTCAACCGGGAATGGTGTGTCCGTGACCGCCAACAGGCTCCAGTATCTCAGCAACCAAGACAAGCTGAACGTATCGGCGCAGATGGCAGACCGTGGACTGATGACACGCAATGAGATCCGGGAGATCTGGAACCTGCCGCCGCTGCCTGAACCGCTTGGTTCACAGTTACCGATCCGGGGAGAATACTACAACGTGGGGGAAACAAACGATGAAACATGATAGAGAATACCGCAGCATGGAGCTGCGGACGGTGCAGCTTGAAGAGGGGAAAAGCTATTACGTTGAGGGCTATGCTTCAACGTATGAGCCTTATGTTCTCTTCAAGGACGAAAACGGCACGGAGTATTCCGAGCGCATTGAACCGACTGCGTTTGATGATGCGGATCTGACGGATGTCGTTTTCAGAGTAGACCATGAGGGAAGAGTCTACGCAAGAAGTTCTGCCGGAACTGTGGAGATCTGGCATGATGGCCACGGTCTTGGCACAAAAGCATTTTTGGGTAAAACGCAACAGGCAAGGGATTTGTTCGATGACATTGAAGCAGGGAACTATCCTAAGATGTCTTTTGCGTTTACCGTTGCCGAAGATCATTTTGACAAGGCAACGCATACAAGAGTGATTGACAGGATCGCAAAGGTGTTTGACGTCTCACCTGTGTCTTTCCCTGCCAATCCGACAACCGAGCTTGGTGTTTCTACTCGTGACTACTTCAACGGAGTGATTGAAGCAGAGAAAGCGGAGCGACTGGAGCGAGAGAACCTGGAACACCAGAAGCAGAGAATCCGTATTTTAATGGAGATGTGAAATGGAACTGAAAGAAATGACCATCGAACAGCTTGAAGAGCGGAAAGCCGCTATTGTTGCGGAACTTGATGCTCCTGAAGCTGACCTTGATGCGCTTGAGTCTGAAGCCAGAGCCATCAAGGAAGAACTTGAAAGCCGAAAGGCTGAAGCCGCTAAGAAAGCGGAGATCCGTGAAGCCGTTGCCGTTGGCGGCGGTACTGTAACCAAAACTTTTGACAAAGAGGAGAAAAAAACAATGACGATTGAAGAGATCCGCTCCATGCCGTCCTACATGGATGCCTATGCCAATTTTATCAAAACTGGTCGTGACACCGAGTGCCGTGCGATCCTGACCGACAACGCTGGCAACATCACCGGCAAAGATGGCCCGGTTCCTGTGCCTGTCATCGTTGACGAGATTGTCCGTACCGCTTGGGAGCGTGACGAGATTGCTCGGAGACTGCGCCGCACCTTCTTCCGTGGCAATCTGAAGGTTGCCTTTGAACTGTCTGCCGATCCGGCTGTTATCCATGCTGAAGGATCTGGTGCTATCGATGAGGAGAACCTTCAGATCGGCATCATCAACATGGTTCCTCAGACCATCAAGAAGTTTGTCCGCATCAGTGACGAAGCTGTCACGATGGGCGGCGAAGCGTTCCTCCGCTACATCTATGATGAACTGACCTATCAGATCATCCGCAAGGTCGTTGCGACTGCCGTTGGCGCAGTTGCTGGAGCTGGAACTGCCAGTTCCGCAAGTGCTGTCGGTGTACCGAAAGTTGCCGTTGCTCCTTCTCTGACTGCTGTTGGCACGGCTTTTGCGAACCTGTCTGATGAAGCCGCCAACAATGTTGTAATTATGAACAAGCTCACCTATGCCAATTTCCTTGCCGCTCAGGCTGGTGGGAACTTTGCCATTGATCCGTTCATGGGTATGACTGTGCTGTTCAACAACACGCTCCCTGCCTACGACAGTGCAACCGCTGGTGATGTGTATGCCATCGTTGGTGATTTGACTGGTGTCCAGGCGAACTATCCTGAGGGAGACGGAGTGGCGATCAAGTATGACGATCTGTCCGAGGCTGAAGCTGACATGGTCAAGATCGTTGGTCGGCAGTATGTTGCCATTGCTCTGACCGCTCCCGGTCGCTTTGTCAACCTGACCAAGCCCAACGCATGATGAAAGTCCGTCTTTTGAGGGACGCAAGAATTAACCACAAGGCAGGAGAGATCGTTGAGGTCTCTCCTGCTGAGTTTAATTTTCTTGTGTCTGTAAGGAGTGCTGAACCGCTGATTGAGACGGCAGTTGCCGAGCCTGTTGCGGAAACTCCTGAGAAACCGAAGAAAACCAGAAAGAAGGTTTGACATGACAGCGGATGCAATGCTTGCGGCAACGAAGTTGGCACTGCGAATTAAAACAGATGCGTTTGACGATCAACTGACTACGCTCCTGACATCTGCAATGCTTGACCTTGGTGTTGCAGGTGTTGTAATCCCTGAACAGCTTAATGTTCTGGTGCAGACGGCTTGCATCACCTATGTTCAGATGCACTTCGGACAGCCTGACGATTATGACAGACTGAAGCGGAGTTATGACGAACAGAAAGCGCAGCTTGCCACCTGCACCGGGTTCACGGATTGGCTGGTGGAATAATGGACAGGTCTGATGTTTGCATCCTGATCTCCGTTACAAAGAGTCAGGACGATTATGGAGTGTGGAGAACCGAGGAGACTTCCAGAGAAGTTTTCTGCCAAGTGGATTCCGTAACAAGGGCTGAGTTCTTTGAAGGTGGTCGCAACGGTCTTAATCCGCAGTTCAGGATCACGATGTTCGCCGGGGATTATGAGGATGAATCCATCATCGAGTACAACGGCAAGCGTTATGCGGTCTATCGGACATTCTTCTCAAAGACCGACACCATTGAGCTTTACGTTGAGCGAAAAGGCGGCACAAATGGCGAAAAAAATTCCGATTGACCAGCTGGCTACAGAAGTCAACAAGATTCTTGCAGAGTATGGTGACGATGTTCAGCAGAACATGAACGACATTGTTTCAGCCATGACTAAAAAGGGCGCAAAAGCCGTGAGGTCAGAAGCAAGTGGAGCTGTTGGCGGTTCTGGACGATACGCATCCGGGTGGACATCGCAAACAGAGACAGGAAGGGTATCAGCGCAGGGGACTATCTACAATGCGAAAGTTCCCGGCCTTCCTCATCTTCTCGAACACGGTCACGCACTGCGTGGTGGCGGTCGGTCAAGAGCATTTCCGCACATTGCCAAGGTCGAGGAAGCACTTGTCAAAGAATTTGAAAGTAAGGTGAAAAGCAAGTTATGACATACAAAGAAATTTCAACGATGATAGAGTCTATCGGTCTTCCGTATGCCTATTATCAGTTTCCAGAAGGTACAGATCAGGCTTGCCCATTCATCTGCTTCTTCCTTGACAGGAGCAACGACTTTGCCGCAGACAACACCAATTACCAGAAGATCCGAAGCCTAAACATTGAGCTTTACACTGACAACAAAGATTTTACACTTGAGCAGACCGTTGAGGACATTCTGTCCGGCAGCGGTCTTGTTTATTACCGTGAGGAAACCTATCTGGATTCCGAGCGGATGTTCATGGTTTCTTATGAAACCGAAATTGTGATAACAGAGGAGAATTGAAAATGCCTGATACCAACAAAATTAAGTACGGCATTAAAAGTGCCACGCTGTTCCCGGCTACGATTGCCGCTGATGGGTCTGCAACTTATGGTGAGGCAATCCCTGTTCCCGGCTCTGTTTCTCTGAGTCTGGATCAGCAGGGTGAAACCTCACCGTTCTACGCTGACAACATTGTTTACTACACCAGTGTTGCCAACAACGGCTACGAGGGTGACTGGGAAGTTGCGAAAATCCCTGATGCGGTGCTGACCGCCATCCTTGGCTACATCTCCGACCAGACCACTGGTCTGCTGATTGAGGATGCCGGTGCGGCTGTTGTCCACTTCGCTTTCGCTTTCCAGTTTGAGGGTGATGTCCATGCACGAAGACACGTTCTCTACAATTGCACGATGAACCGTCCTTCCGTGTCTGGCAGCACGAAGGAAGAGAGCATTGAACCGCAGACCGAGACGGTCACCATCACCG